ACGCAGTTCCCGCTAAACCACAAACACGTACCAAATCAAATGCTAAAAAGACAGACGATTAAAACGTGGCGTTACACCACAACAGATGGGCAGGTGCGATGGTTACTTGCACCCGATTCAGAAGTTGCTACATGGGCTGCTGCTGAATTGTCCGGCGGCTCTAAGTACTTAAAAGATGTTTATTTAGACAATGATGAGTGGTAAAAAACCTTACTATCCAAACAATTGGAAAGAGTGGAAAGAAGTTCCTGATGAGTTTCTTTATGCACCAACATATGAAGAGTTCAATGATTGGAAGCTCCATGGTTGGCAATTACCTAGTTCAGTGTTTTGTATCATCAGAGAGACAAAGCCAAATGGTAAGATCAAAGAGTATACATACCAACAACCCAAATCAGCAGAGAAGAAAGTAAGACAACTTTTACAAAAAGGTACAGAGTTTCTTGTTTGCACTGAAGACGTACTACAATTTAACCCACCGAAAAGAACAGATGAGCTTAATTACGATTGAACAGTTTGAAGAATTTAGTGAGGATTATCCTGAACTAGCTCAATGCTACACATTCATCAAGGACGCAGTTACGGAGGACTTATTTGCCGACACCAGCACAGATAGACGAACAGATCCAACTTGAGCGGGATGCTATTTCACAAGGTCTCAAGCGTCTACATAAAAACACTTACGACTTAGAAAACAAATCGTATGCGTCTGCTACTGTTTACGGAGCTGTTTCTATCGATACCTTGCTGCCTCTTGTGGTTGCACGTATTGAAGACACTACCAACAGGATAAAGGAGGGTAAAACAGGTGCATCATTCAAAGAGATACAACAGTATCTTGCTGATGTTGAGCCTTTGGCTGCTGCTGCATTAGCTGTTAAACTAACATTTGATAAAGTCTTTTCGTATAAAGATAAAAGCAATCAAGCAATAAATGTGTGTGATGCTATTGGTCTTGCTGTTGAGCAGGAATGCCAAATGCGTCACTACGAAAAACATGCACCAGGTTTATTACACACACTAAAAGAAAACTACTGGCATCGTTCAATTGGAACACAACAAAAAATAGTTGTAATCCGTACTTTGATGAATCGCTATGAAGTTAAACAATGGAAAACATGGGGCAGAGCTAATCGCATTAAACTTGGAGGCTGGTTACTTGACTGCATCATGCAAAGTAGCGGGTGGTTCACAAAAGACATACAACGAGAAGGCAGAAAAACTGTCCAATACGTTGTACCAACTCCAGAATTTCTTGAGATCAAAGACGCAGTGATGCGTGATGCTGAGTTATTCAGCCCACTTGCTTGGCCAATGCTCATCGAACCTAATGACTGGACACATGAAAAATGTGGCGGTTACATCCTAAATGAGGTGATGCGTGGTCATTCTATGGTACGTCGCGGTAACCCCTTACGTATACAGGGAGAGAGACCTATTGAGTTTTTGAACCGAATTCAGAAGGTTGCTTACCGTCTAAATCCCTTTATTGTGGGTGTAGCGGAAGAACTAGATAGATTGGAACGAGCTGTCGGTAAGTTTCTCCCTATTATTCATCATGACTTACCTCCTAAACCTGTAGATATAGAAACTAATAAAGAAGCTCGTCATAGTTATAATAGACAAGCTGCTGCAGTTTACAATCTACAAGCTCAAGAGTTTAAGAAGTCATGTAGAACAAGAATGACAATGGAAGCTGTACAAAGATTTAAAGGTAAAGATAAATTCTTTATTCCTTGGTCTTTTGATTACAGAGGTAGAGCTTACCCAATTCCTGCATTCTTAACACCACAAGACACAGACTTTGGAAAAAGTTTATTGTCTTTTGCTGAACCAGCTTACATGACTCCTGAAGCTGAAGACTGGTTAGCCTTTCAAGTAGCTACTACTTATGGTCTAGATAAAGCTACGATGCAAGAAAGATTAGATTGGGTAAAGAATAATACTCATCTTATAACTTGTGTCGCTAGTGATCCTATCTTACACATTCACGAATGGGAAGCAGCAGATGAGCCATGGCAGTTTCTTTCAGCATGTGATGAGTATTATCATTGTGTGCTTAAGTGTGATCGTCATTTTACAAGCTTGCCTATAGCCACAGACGCTACTTGTAGTGGGCTTCAGATATTAGCAGGCCTCGCTAAAGATAAAAATACTGCTAGTCTTGTTAACGTATTACCGTCTGATAAACCACAGGATGCTTATGCTGTCGTAGCTAAAACTGCTACTCCTTTTTGTCCTAGTTCTATTCGTAATTATATGGATAGAAAGGTGGTCAAAAGAGTAGTGATGACCGTACCATATAATGCAAAGCCTTTCAGTAACCGTGGGTACATTAAGGACGCACTACTTGAAAAAGGTATTGAGATTGATAAAGATGACTTGACAAAAACTGTCATCGCTGTTAGAAATGCTATGGATGAGGTCGTACCTGGTCCTATGGCTGTCATGAGTTGGATTGAAGAGGAGGTTGCTAAAGCAATCGACTTAGGTAAAACAGAACTAACATGGTCTACACCATCAGGTTTTGTTGTCACTCAAAAACTCATGAAGAAAGAAACAATTCAGATTGAGTTACAGTTACTTGGTCGTTGTCAATTACGGGTTGCTACACAAGATAGTGACAAGGTTGACAAACAACACCACAAGAATGCAACAGCGCCTAACTTAATACATTCACTTGATGCTTCCTTGCTCCACTTCAGCGCATTGGCTTTCAATGCACCGATCGCTCTCATTCATGATTCTGTATTGTGTCGTGCTACCGACATGTCTTCTCTCAGTGCAATTGTACGAGAGACATATATGCACCTCTTTGCCGAACACAATTACTTGCAAGACTTCGCTGACCAGATAGGCGCGGAGACTGACCCACCGATTATTGGAGATCTAGAACCTAGCTCCGTAATTGATTCCACTTATTTTTTCTGTTAAAATGCCACGTACAATCCACAAAACCGAACAGCCTGTAGTCCTTGAAGGTTATCAAGCTGTACTGAAACCAAGTAAGTTTGGTTATTCACTTGCTGCTCTAGTTGATCAATCCATGGTTGATGTACTGGAAGACGATCGTATTGAATCCCTTAAGTGGGCTGAAACTAAACTGAAGAATCCTAAGCGTTCTACCCTTAAGCCTGAACCTTGGGAAGAAGTTACTGAAGGACAATATAAAGTAAAATTTAGTTGGAATGAAGAGTCTCGTCCGCCTGTTGTTGATACTGAAGGGACACATATTACTGATGATAGTACACCTATGTATGCTGGTAGTCGCGTTAAGCTTGCGTTCTATCAGAAGCCGTATATCCTCCGTGATGGAGTTACGTATGGCACAAGCCTTAAATTGGTTGGTGTACAATTGGTGTCTCTTAATACAGCAGCAGGTGTAGATACTGGAGACATGTCTACAGAAGACGTTGCAGCACTCTTTGGTAAAACTGAAGGGTTCAAGGCTAGTGAGCCTAATGTAACGCCATCTGAAACAGTAGAGGACGATGATTTCTAATGGCTTTTCGATCAGGACTTGAAGAACGAGTAGCTGATCTTATGTGTGAGTTGGGTGTTAAGTATGAATACGAATCTACTAAGGTTCCATACATCATCCAACATATCTACACTCCTGATTTTTTATTACCCAATGGGATATATTTAGAATGTAAAGGATATTGGGAGCCTGAAGATAGACGTAAGATCAAGAACGTAAAAGAACAACACCCTGAACTTGATTTACGTATGGTCTTCCAAGCACCTTACAATAAAATTAGTAAAGGATCAAAGACGACATACGCTAAATGGTGTGACAAACATAACATACCGTGGACATCATTCCACAATATCCCAATCGACTGGCTCCTCTGAGTTTGTAAGACATGCACCATGTAATAGTTGTGGCTCATCTGATGGTAATAGTATCTATACAGATGGCCATGGCTATTGTTTTGTATGCCATACTTACACTGATGGGCAAAAAATAACAACACACATTCACGCTAACTCTATTGTGCAGATCAAAGGCTCAGCCGAACGGCTGCAGAAACGCAAGATCAGTCAGAAGACTTGTGAGAAATTTAAAGTGTATCGTGATGGGGACAAGCTAAGGTTTTACTATCATGATCCATCTGGCATTGTAAAAGGTGCTAAGATAAAAACCAAAGACAAACAATTTACTTATGAAGGAGAGGCACCTGGTACATTCTTTGGGCAACATTTATGGGGCAGCAGTGGTAAACGCATAATCATCACAGAAGGTGAGCTAGATTGTGTGTCTTATGCAGAACTGTTTCCAACTTGGCCTGTAGTATCATTACCTAGTGGTGCAGCAGGAGCTAAGAAAGCAATTCAAAAGAACCTGGAGTTTCTTCAAGGTTACAGTGAGATCGTACTTTGGTTCGACTCCGATGAAGCCGGTAAGAAAGCTTCTGAAGAAGCTGCTAGTGTATTACCACCTGGTAAGGCTTACATAGCCCGTCTAGAGGCTTACAAAGACCTTTCAGACGCTCTGCAGGCTAACGATTACAAGGCTATCGATGATGCATTCTTTAAACGTAAGGAATTCAGACCTGATGGTATTGTAGATGCCAAATCTTTACTTGAATTAGTTACCACACCACAACCACCAGCTGATTATGACTATCCATTTCAAGGACTTCAATCAAAGCTTCACGGGATTCGGCGCGGAGAACTTGTCACTATTACTTCAGGATCAGGCCAAGGGAAGTCGTCCGTCTGTAGAGACTTGGCTGCTCACTTGTTATCGAACGGAGAACGGGTTGGATACTTGGCACTTGAAGAGTCAAACCGCCGTACAGCTTTAGGCTTGATGTCTGCTGCTGTAGGTAATAACCTAGCATTAGGGGAGCATACCCATGATGAACTTACAAAAGCATTTGACGCTAGTATTAATCAATGGAACCTTTATCTTTTTGATGGGTTTGGTAGTTTTGATCCTGATATTATTTACAACAGGATAGAATATTTAGCTTCAGGTCTTGATTGTAAGATCATCTTTCTTGATCACTTATCCATTCTAATGAGTGGTCTTGATGGTGATGAAAGACGTATGATAGACCAAACGATGACACGCTTACGTTCACTTGTTGAACGCACAGGCATATCATTATTTTTAGTATCACATTTAAAACGGGGATCATCCGATCAAAACCATGAAGAAGGTGCACGTGTTACACTCGGACAACTTAGAGGAAGTGCGGCAATCGCTCAACTTAGCGATGCAGTTATTGGACTCGAAAGAAATCAACAGAGTGAAACTAAACACTCTGATACAATTGTTAGAGTTCTCAAGAATCGCTACTCTGGGGAAACAGGCATTGCTTGTCGATTAAACTACAACCTATCCACTTGTAAATTCAATGAAACTACAGAACCAGCAGAGTTTGACGCCACAACAGATTTCTGATTACGAAGCCATGAATGAAGAATTTATTAAAGAAGGTACAGAGTTTCGTATTGATTTAACATTGCATAAGCCTAATCCTCCTACTGAAGAGGCAGTAAAACGTGCTAAGTTTGTTGATAAAACATATCAATGGCACGGACGTTGAATGCTGATTTTTGATTTAGAAACAGACGGACTATTAAATGATGCTACCAAAATCCACTGTCTTTGCATCTACGACACCGAAACTAAAAAAACCTTGGTCTTTAATGATCAATCGTTTACGTCAGCTACAGAGAGACCAGCGGCGGAACCTATCGTTCGCGGTATTCAATACATCGAAGACGCTGATTGTATTGTCGGTCATAACATTATTAATTATGATCTTAGTATCATCAATAAATTTTATCCATGGTTTAGACGTGTTGGTGATTGCTTGGATACTCTTTTGCTTAGCCGTCTTTATCACCCGAAC